CCAGATCTACGATACCCTGTGGGGTAACGGAGAAGCCGCCTACGAGCGCGAGAGCAACTTCTTCAGCCGCATCCTCCGCGACGATGAGAAGCTGCAGAAGTCCACCAGGTTCTCGATCTTCACCTCGTTCATCGACCTGGCCGTGTCCGGCCTGTCACTGGAGCCCGGTTCGCGCGCCCTCTGTTACCTGATGGGACGCAACCACAAGACCAGCGAGGTAAAGCGCGACAGCAACGGCAGGCCGATGACCGACAAGTACGGCAATCCCATCTACATCTATGAGGGCCGCATGGTTCTCACCGTGTCAGGTTACGGCGAACTGGTGATGCGAGCCCGAAGCGGGCAGATCCGCCATGCCGACAATCCAGTCCTGGTATATGCCGAGGACGAGTTTTCCTTCGGCGAGCGTGACGGCCGCAAGGTGCTCAACTACACCTGCAACCTGCCGCACAAGTCCAACCAGATTGTAGCTTGCTACATGAAGATCACCCGCGCCGACGGCACCATTGACTATGCCGTCATGTACGAGGAGTCCTGGAAGCGCCTTGAAGGCTATTCCGCCCGCAACAACCGCCGCTATGTCAACGGCCAGTATGTCGAGAAGGCCAACGAGCTCTACAATTCCAACGGCGGCAGTATCGACCCCGGCTTCCTGATGGCCAAGTGCATCAAGCACGCCTTCAAGACCTATCCCAAGGTGCGCATCGGCAAGTACACGGCCATGGAGAGCGACCAGATTGACAACGCCCAGGCACAGCAGGAGATCGACGACTTTTACGGCGTCAGTGAGCCGGAGCCCGAGCAGCCAGCAATGCCGGTGGATGACAATCCGCCCTTCGGCCCTGCCGACGACATGTCTGCAGGCGTGACCATCAACCCCGCTAACGACGCCATCGGCGACGACGGCACTTTCTAATCATCAACCAATAAAACTCAACAATCATGGCAAACGAATTAACAATCATCCAGCCCGAGAACATTCAGACAATCGTCTCAATGACGCCCGAGAACCACAGGGCAAACGTGGAGTCGCACGACAAGTGCATCAGTTACGGACAGCAGCTGCTGGCACGCATCATGCAGCAAGGCATGACCGACGAACTTGACCAGCAGGCCGCCAAGTACATCGAGGCCGCACGCAAGACCGTCGCCAAGATGAACGACAAGCGCTCACCGCTGACCAAGCTGTTCGACCAGATCCGCAGCGAGTTCACCCGCCTGGAAGGCGAGATAGACCCTTCCAAGACCGGCACCGTCCCCAACCAGCTGCAGCAACTGCGCAACAGGTTCGCCGCACAGAAGCGCGAGGAAGAGGAACGCCGACACAGAGAGGAAATGATGCGCCAGCAGATAGAACAGGCGGTTACACAGTTCCGCTACGACCTGGAGAAAGACTGGCGCTATCAGTTGGGAACGCATATCCAGCAGCAGTGCAACGACATGAGCCGCCTGTTGGCTTCCGTCACGCTCGACAACTTCATCATCGTCGAGGAACAGTTCAAGAAGTGGGATATGACATTCCCCAAGTTTTCGGTGAACGTCACCAAGCCGTTCCTTGTCCCCGAGCCCGAGCACAATGCGATCATGACCGACGTGTGGAACACGCTGAAACCGGGCTTCACGCAACAGTACGCAGAGGAACTGGCCAAGTACCGCGACTCCTGCCTGGACCGTCTGCCCAGCAAGAAGCAGGAACTTGAACGCGCCGCCCAGGCAAGTGCCGAGGAGGCCGAGCGCATCCGCCGCGAAATGGAGGAGCGCGACCGCGCCGAAGCGGCACGTCAGGAGGCCGAGCGCAAGGAGGCCGAGCGCAAGGAGGGTGAAGCCGCCGAGCTCAAGAAACAGCAGACCGAAATGGGAAGCCTGTTCGACCAGCAGGCTGTCGCAGCCACAACGCCGGTAGTCGAAGGTTACAAGCCTAAGACATCGGTCAAGCAGAAGCTCGTTCCCCTGGCACCCGAGGCCTTTACCGAGATCTTCGCGATGTGGTGGTCCGGCGAGGGCTGCAAAATGACCGTCGAGGAGCTGACCAAGGTGTTCAAGAAGCAGATCACCTACTGCGAGAAGCTGGCAAACAGCAAGACCAATCCGGTCCAGATCAAGAGTGAACTTATCAGCTACGAGGACGATGTACGCGCCAAGTGAAAACTACTACGAGAGAGGTGAGGTCAGCAATTCTGATCTCACCGAGCTCAAAAACCTGCTGCACCCCATGCCGGTGTTCGGAGACCGTGAGGCGGCTTTCCGCTTCGGCTCGCTGGTCGATGCGATAATCACCGAGCCCGACCGCGTGAACTTCTACCGCTACACGGTGGATGATGTGCAGTACAGCCCACAGGAGTTCGCGCGGGCAACCCGCCTGCGCGACTCACTCCGGGCCGAGAGACGACGGGATCCCTTCCTGGCGCGCGTGCTTGACCAGGCATCAACCCAGACGGTCATGGTCAACAAAGCCCAGCGCTTCCTCTACGGTGATTTCCCCTTTGAGCTCGACACCCGCTGCAAGTGGGACTGGTTTCTGATGGACATCGGCTTCGGCGGCGACCTGAAGACAACTTTCGCCAGCTCGCAGCAGGAGTTCGAGCAGGCCATAGACTTCTTCGACTGGGACCGTTCACGCGCCTGGTATATGGACATCGCGGGCAGCGACCGCGACTTCATCTATGCCGTCAGCAAGCGCACGGGCCAGGTGTTCAAGAAGTTCATCATGCGGGGCGACGAAACCTACCGCAGGGGCAAGGAGAAATATCTTGAACTGGCGTTCCAGTACTGGTGCCTTAATCTGGTGTAGTCATGGAAACGAAGCTCAAGATAGAACCTTATCCCTACCAGCGTGAGGGTATCAGGCAGGGCCTGCAGTGGCAACGTCTGATCATCGGTGACGAGCCGGGACTGGGCAAGACGCTCCAGTCCATCGGCATCATCGACACGGCCGACGCATATCCCTGCCTGGTGATCTGCCCGTCGTCGCTCAAGATCAACTGGCAGCGCGAGTGGGAGAAGTTCACCGACAAGCACGCCCTGGTGCTCGACAACGGCACCCGCACGACTTGGCCCTACCTGCTGCAGATGCGGATGCACCATGTGGCAATCGTCAACTATGAGAGCCTGCGCAAGTATTTCGTGTGGGACATCCACGGAGGCCGCAAGTCGTTCCGACTGAAGGACGTGGTTTTCTGCCCGCAGATACAGTTGTTCAAGTCAATCATCATCGACGAGAGCCACCGCGTCAAGGACCCGTCGGCACAGCAGACGATATTCGCCAAAGGCCTGGCCACCGGAAAAGACTGGCGCATACTGCTGTCTGGCACGCCGGTGGTCAACAGGCCCGAGGACCTGGTAAGCCAGCTATCCATCATGGGACGGCTCAACGAGTTCGGCGGCAAGGGTGCTTTCCTGGCACGCTACGCGACCGAGCACGCCGACCTGGACGAACTGTCACGGCGGCTCTACGCGTCCTGCATGATACGGCGCGAGAAGGCCAAAGTACTGACGCAGCTGCCGGACAAGACGCGATGCGACCTGTATGTGGACATCAGCAACACCGACGAGTATTACCTGGCACAGGCAGACCTGGCTGAGTACCTGCGGCAATACAAGGAGTGTACCGACCAGGAGATCCGGCGCAAGATGCGCATGAAGGCCCTGGTGCGTTTCATGACGCTGCGCTCGCTGTCCGCCAAGGGTAAGGTCAAGCAGGCGATAGACTTCGTGAAGGTGTTCCTCGACAGCGGCAAACCGCTGATCCTGTTCTGCTCCTATCACGAGATAGTGGACGAGCTGTGCAAGGCCTTCCCAAAGGCAGTGCGCGTCACCGGCCGGGACAACGCGGCATCCAAGCAGGCGGCGGTCGACAGCTTCCAGAACGGAAACAGCCACCTGATCATCTGCTCCATCAAGGCTGCCGGTGTGGGTCTCACGCTCACCGCGGCGTCCAACGTCGCCTTCGTCGAGTTCCCCTGGACCTATGCCGACTGCCTGCAGTGCGAGGACCGCGCTCACCGCATCGGCCAGCGTGACAACGTCACCTGCTACTACCTCATCGGACGCGGCACCATCGACAGCGCGCTCTACCGTATCATCCTGGACAAAAAGAGCATCGCCAACAAGATCATGGCGTCCGACGACGACATCCCCACCGACGAGATGTACTTCAACGAACTGACAGAAATGCTACTAAACCAAGACAACAATGAGAACGATTAAATTCCGAGGGAAAGCTCATGGACGCTGGATATATGGCGGTTTGGTTTATTCTGATAATATCGAACCAGCAATATATTTTGAAGTCGGTAATAAGGTATATAAAAGAATAGACTGGGCGTATGTTGACCCAGCCACCGTCGGCCAGTTCACAGGCATGCTCGACAAGAACGGCAAGGAAATCTACGAGGGCGACATCATCAAGATTGTAGAGAAATTTGACGATGAGAATGTCTATACCAGCAATGGTGTCGTATGCTTTGAAGAAGGGATATACGAGGTGCAAAACGGCAAGCATTTCGCCTACCTGGGTTGGCTGATGCATAATGACGACATCACCAAGTTAGAGGTCATCGGCAACATCCACGACAACCCAGAACTATTGAAAGGAGGTAAACAATGAAAAAGATAATGTTCAATGACCGCTACGGCTTGACACAGGCCGTGCTGGAGGGTCGCAAGACCATGACAAGGCGGGTAATAAAATGCCCAGATAAGTGCAACGGCAAAGAAGCCTACGGCTATGTGATATATAGGAACGCACAGAATCGGGATATTTGTGAGGTTTCTGTCGTGGATGCCGATGAATATACTATCGGCTACATAACACCCAAGTACCAGATTGGCGAAATCGTGGCCGTGGCACAATCGTACCACGAACTCAACAAAGCTGGGTATGTCGCACCAGAATGGCTTGAGCATACCTGCGAGTCCTCTGCTGGATATGAAAATAAAATGTTTGTCCGTGCTGACCTCATGCCCCACCGCATCCGCATCACCAATATCAAGGTTGAGCGGCTGCAAGACATTTCCCATGAGGATTGCTTGAAAGAAGGTATCCTGTATCAAGATGGGTATTTCTGTGGATATAAGGTTAGCGCACCGAATATGGCATTTGGAGCAATGACAGCACAGCAAGCCTTTGCTGCCCTCATTGACAAGGTTAGCGGCGAAGGAACATGGGACAGCAATCCATATGTGTTTGTGTACGAGTTCGAACTGATGAAAGGATGAGGCCCAGGTGATGAGTAACTACCGCATCGACAAAAGGTACCCGGTCTATCCCGGTGGCGGCTGCATCCCCTACACCGGCTACTTCGTCCAGGTATTCGTCCCGGGCCTGTTCAAGGGCAAGTGGGTTGACGTCAAAGGCTTCGCCGATCCGAAGCCAGCTGAACAATTATTGAAACAACTTAAAGGTAAACAACAATGAATTATTTTATTGAAGGCGATGCAGCCAACGCCGATAGAATCAAGGCTGCGTTTCAGAAGCTTGGTATAGACACGTTGGATTTTTCGTTCGACTCGAAACACCGGTTTTATTTCACTGTTGAAGGGAAAATATCATTCTTCTATACAAATAATGAGTTGTGTGATGTCATCAAGTCGCATCAGGAGTACCAGGAACTTGTGTTGCCGCCCATCATTGAACCCAAATTCAAAGTGGGTGATACCATCCGAGACATTGTCAACGGTGAGAATCGTACTTACAGGATTATAGGCATCGACTATGATACTCAACACTATCTCTTGATCGGCGGCTCTATAAGTTTCTTGGTACAGGACTCCTACGAGCTCGTGGATGGGCAGCCCAAGTTCGAGTGCGGTGATGTCATCTACAGCATACATAACCCATCAATAAGGTACAGAATCCTCGATGTGGGCATCCCTGATTTCGACACGAAAGAACCTCAATACAGGGTTGAGCTCCTGTCCACCGAGTTCAAGGGAGTACAGCGATTCATGTCTATTGACAAGGTTGACTCCTGGGGAGTCCTATTGTCCGATAAGATAGGAGGTTGACAATCAAAATCAATATCTACTCCCCAAAGGAATTGTGGGTAAAATTCTGGAACCGCTTCTTTTGGCCGCGCCGCAAGCAATGTGCCGAGTGGATGGATTTTGTTCAAGGAAGACTTGAATACGCCATCATTACCGAAATCCTCATTGATTACTACAGCACAGGACAACTTGGTGATAGCATGACCGAACAGCTTGAACTGGCCATCAGATCAGCCATCAGGAAAGCGTGTGAAGAGGGAAAGCAAATCATTTCCAAGCCTATTGAATGATATGATCACCTACTGCATCGTAGCCTTTCTGAACGTGTTCTTCCACGTTGTCAAGACGCTCATGATCGTCAAGGCCAGCAAGCTGGTGGCATCCACGGCCAACTGCTTCTGCTACACCTTCAGCGCGGTAGTCGTCAAGTTCATCGCCGAGAGCGACCTCATGGTGGCAATAATCATCGCCGCCTTCACCAACTTCGCCGGATGTTATGCCGGGATGTACGTCTTTGAGAAATTCAAGAAACAATAACTAAACATTAACCAACAATGAGAAGAAATTTTTTCACACGTCTTTACGACCTGCTTATCGGTGACCCGACAGAGTACAAGAAACGTCACACCTACAGGGTGAAGTTCAACCCTTACTGGCGCTTCCATGACAGGGACTGCGACCGCAGCCTGCAGCAGTTCCATGTGCATGGTGAGCCCGTGATGGCCTACTCCCGCAAGGACGCCATCAAGCGCTGGGTTCATGCAGACCTCAAGAACCGACGCAAAAGGTCACGACGATGATACCCATCAGCAACGAGGACGCCCGCATCATCCAGGTGCTCCTGGAACGCGGCCACTCCTTCTACCGCAATCATGCGCTCAAGACCTGCCACATCAATGACGGACGACGCATGGCCGTCATGGCTGGAAAACTCAAGCGTAAAATCAACGGCACCCAGCGTGGTGTCAAGTATTGCGAGCCATCGGCTCGCACAACCAATAAAATCAAACAACAATGAACA